TCTGATGTTAGAATCGGTTTCATCTATAACGGTGCAAACGACGACGCTTCAGCAGGTGCTGCTACAGTAACTATTAGTTACTTACAGAACAATAACCTTTCATAATAATTAATTTAGTGTGGGGCTTCGGCCCCACATAAAATATAAGGAGAAAAATTATGTCAATAGGCGGCGGTGGATCATTTTCAAGTGATCAAACAACGTTACAAAAAGATACTGGTGCTATATCACTGTTAAGAGCAGGTAGAGCTAGAATTACTTCTATTCAAGGTAGAGGAGAAGCAGGTTCTGTTTTACTTTTACACGATAGTGCTACAACAGGTGGTGCAGGTGCAGGTAACTTAGTAGCAACTTTTAAATACGATACTGAAGGGTTAGCAGTTTATGTTCCAGGTTCTGGAATTCTTTGTAAAGATGGAATTTGTGCAACCTTAACACAAACAGGTGGATCTGACGGAAGCGTTACGTTAACTATTACAGGAGCGTAGTATGGCTAACACTACCTCTGGTTCTTATGTTTTTGATAAGAACCTTGGAATAGATGAGATTATTGAAGATGCATACGAACGTATTGGTATGCAGAGTGTTTCTGGTTATCAGTTAAAAACTGCTAAAAGATCTTTAAATATTTTATTTTCCGAATGGGGAAATAGAGGATTACATTTTTGGGAAGTTAAAAATCAAAATGTAACTTTAGTAGATGGTCAAGCAGTATATACATTTTTTAGATCACCATCCGACGGTACTTCGGATGGTATCAGCACAACTTTATCTGCAGGTATAAATGCAACTGTAACAACTATTGGTGTTGCTTCAGTTACCGGACTGCCTACAACCGGCGGTACTATAAAAATTAATAATGAACAAATTACTTACAGTGGTGTATCTAGTTTAAATTTAACTGGATGTGTCAGAGGTGTTAACGGAAGCACAGCTGCTACACACAGCAGTGGTGATACTGTTCTACAGTTTCCAAACGGAATGACTGATATACAAGAATTAAATTACAGGGTTGCATCTACAAATGTAGACACACCTATGACAAAAATTAGTAGATCGCAATATCAAGGGTTTTCTAATAAAACAAGTAAAGGTCTACCCACACAATATTGGGTTCAAAGATTTATTGATAAAACAACTGTTACTTTATATTTAACACCAGGTACTTCACAAGCTGGTGATTTTATAAATTTTTATTACACAAAAAGAATTGATGATGTAGGTGCTTATACAAATGCAACAGACGTGCCATATAGATTTGTGCCGTGTATGATTGCAGGTTTATCATATTACTTAGCTGTAAAATATGCACCACCAAGAGTTCAAGAATTAAAATTATTATATGAAGACGAATTGTTAAGAGCTGAAGATGAAGACGGTTCTTCTAATTCTACATATATTTCACCTAAAATTTATTATCCGGGTATTGGTTAATGACAACTTTTTCACAAGGTAAATATGCTTTAGCGATTTCAGATAGATCTGGTATGGCTTTTCCATATAACGAAATGGTTAGAGAATGGAATGGTGCCCTGGTTCATGTTTCAGAGTACGAGCCTAAACAACCACAGTTAGATCCTAAACCAACAAGTGCTGACCCACAAGCTTTACAACATGCGAGAACTGCTAGAACAGAATTTCCCACAGAAGATTTTTTACCTGAAAATCCTTTTGTAACTGCATCTAACACTACATTAAAAATTAATTTTCCAAATGGTGCTTTACAAGTAAATGATTTTGTTAGATTTAGAGATGTTAAATCTCCGGTAGGTGGTGTAGCAGTTTCAACATTACAAATGTCTACTACTTTAAATGGGGCGATAACAGATAGCGATACTACAATTAACTTAACAGATGGTTCTGAATTTCCAACTTCTGGATTTATAGTAATTGAAAAAGTATTAACTCCTAATGATACAAGTGATCCATTACTTGTAGGACAATATAGAAACGAAGTTATAAAATATACAGGAAGATCTACAAATCAATTAACAGGCTGTACTAGAGGAACAAGTGCACCTTACAGAGGAACAGCTCCTGTACCTACAGTTGCTGGATCTCATTCTAATTTAGCAAAAGTTTTTGGTGGTTATAAAGTTGTTTCTTTAAATGAAACATCGGTTCCAGGTACAGGTCAACCATCTACAACTACACAATTTGACGGTATAAATATTACACTAACTAACGCTGCATCAAGCACGGAAACAGGGGGTGGTTTTCAATGTACAATTGGACCCATAAATGATAGACCATAATTATGTCAGGAATTTCAAAATATACATATACTACGTTAACTAATGCGATTAGGGATTACACAGAAGTAAGTTCAGATGTTTTATCTACAACTATTATAGATGGAATTATCATGGCAGCTGAAATGAGAATCAATCAAGAACTTCCAATGGACGCTGATAGAAAAGTTCAAGAGGGGACTTTAGTTGCAGATGATAATACGATTAATGCGCCAGCAGGTGCTTTATTTATAAGAGGTATAGAAGTTTTTGATTCTACAGCTAACACACAAGGAAAAGGAACTTGGTTAGAGAAAAAAGATCAAACCTATTTATCAGAATATGTAGATAGATTAACAGGACCAGAAGGAGATTTGACTGCACAAGATGTAACCGGTCTTCCTAAATATTATGCTATGTTTGGTGGGGCAACTGGCACATCTAGCACAACATCTGGGGGTATGTATTTAGCTCCTACACCTGACGCAAATTATATGTTTAGAGTATATTATAATAAATATCCTACAGGATTAGGTTCTGGGAGTGATGGAAATTCAGAGACTTATTTAAGCACATATTTCCCACAAGGTTTGTTGTATGCTTGTTTGGTGGAGGCATATGGATTTTTAAAAGGTCCAATAGATATGTTGACACTGTATGAAAATAAGTATAAAAATGCAATACAACAGTTCGCAGGAATGCAACTGGGTAGACGAAGACGAGACGATTATACTGACGGAACAGTTAGAATACCAGTTAAGTCACCGTCTCCATAAATAAGGAGAAAAAATTATGGCAATAACATCGGCAATATGTAACAGTTTTAAAAACGAACTTATGACTGCGACTCATAACTTTACAGCGTCTACAGGAAACACTTTTAAAATTGCATTATATACAAGTTCTGCAACTCTAAGTGCATCAACTACTGCTTACTCTACATCAAATGAAATCACTAACTCTTCTGGATCTGCTTACACTGCAGGCGGAAAAGCTTTAACAAACATTACTCCATCTTTAGATGGATCAACAGCTTGTGCTGATTTTGATGACGTTAGTTTTACGTCAGCATCATTCACAGCGAATGGATGTTTAATCTACAATGACACTGCAACAGGTGATCCTGCTGTTTGTGCAGTAGCTTTTGGTGGAGACAAAACAGTTTCAAGTGGAACTTTTACTATTCAATTCCCAGCTAAAGCAGCGACAACGGCTATAGTTAGAATAGCATAAGGAGGTAAATCCTTATGGCATCTATCTGGGGTGGTGATAGTCCTTCAGTAGCCTGGGGAGAAAACTCCTGGCAATCTAATACTGTTACAATTACTTTAACTGGTCAATCAGCAACTACTTCAGTTGGTTCTATAACAGCTTTCAACCAAAACGGTTGGGGTGGAGCTCAATGGGGTAATGATGGTTGGGGTGTAAACTTTGCTGTCGCTTTAACTGCACCTGCTGGTTTAAGCACATCATTAGGATCTTTAATTGCTGAACAATTTATAGAAGCTCCTATAACTGCACCTACTAATTTAACATCTTCATTAGGATCTTTAACAACAACTCAACTTTCAATTGCAGATTTAACGGCTCCAAGTCAAATGACTTCTCAAGTCGGAGACTTTGATAATGCCGGTACGTTAGTTGGTTGGGGTAGAAATGGTTGGGGTGAAGAACCTTACGGAGACTCATTTAATAAATTAGTTCAATTAACTGCATTACCAGTAGCAACAGCAAGTGTTGGATCTTTGTTACCTGCGGACGTCGTAGGACTAACTGCACCTAGTGCAGCAACATCTAATGTTGGATCTATTAATTTAGAATTTTCATATGTACCAAGTGGACAATCAGCAACAGCAAGTGTTGGAGCAATTGTATCTGGTATAGGTGTTCCATTAACAGGAGTATCAGCAACATCTAGTGTAGGCTCTATTAATTTAGAATTTGCATATGTACCAAGTGGACAATCAGCAACAGTAAGTGTTGGAGAAATAGAAGTAACAGAGGTATTAATAATTAGAATTGGTCTTGATGGTGTGGATACACCAGCTGTTTTAAATTCTGCAGTTGGAGCTATTATTCCAGAAATAGGCGTTCCATTAACAGGAGTATCAGCAACGTCTGCAGTTGGATCAATTGCACCTGAAGATGTTATGGGATTAACAGGGGTTGAAGCAACCGCAGAAATAGGTACAACTGGCTTTGGAACAATAGGTTACAAAGATATTGACATAACTGGCAATACATCTTATACAGATGTAAATCATGCTGCTTAATTGATTAAGGAGAAAATAATATGGCATCAACATTTACAGCGCTTGGCGTAGAATTAATGGCAACCGGTGAAAATGCCGGTACTTGGGGAACAAAAACAAATACTAATTTAAATATCATCGAGCAAATTGCTGGTGGTTTTACTGCTCAATCGATAGCAGGTGGTGCACAAACTACAGCTTTATCAGTTTCTGATGGATCAACTGGTGCTGTAATGTCTCACAGAATGATTGAGTTTACAGGTTCAATTACTGGAAACCAAATCGTAACAATTCCTTTAGATGCACAAACTTTTTATTTTTTAAGAAATTCAACATCTGGTGCTTACACAGTACAATTTAAATATACTTCAGGATCTGGAGACAGTTTTACTTTTTCAGCAACTGATAAAGGTGATCAACTTGTGTTTGCTACAGCAAACGATGGAACTAACCCAGACATTTACACTCTAGATTTTGGTGATGTAACTCTTACTGGAACTCAAACTTTAACAAACAAAACTTTAACTAGTCCTAAAATTGGAACTTCAATTTTAGATACTAACGGAAATGAACTTTCAAAAGTTACAGCTACAGGTTCTGCGGTAAACGAATTTACTATAGCAAATGCTGCTACAGGTAATGCACCAGCATTATCAGCTACTGGTGATGATTCAAATATAGACATTGCTTTAATACCAAAAGGAACTGGTGAAACTAAAGTTGGAACAGGAGCAGCAAATGCCACTATAACTTCAAGTGGTGCACACGATTTAATATTAGACACAAATTCAGGAACAAACTCTGGAACAATTACAATTACAGATGCAGCTAATGGTAATATTACTATTGCTCCAAACGGAACTGGTGTTGCTCAAGCAGTAGATGCTGGAGATAACACGGCTGCAATTAAGATTGCAGGTAAAGAAACTATTTGGGTGCCTTCAAGTGCAATGTACCCTAACAGTACAAACGGTGCAGAAGCTGCACAAGTAGAATTATCAAATGGTCCAGAGCTTAAAGTTTTAGATTTTGATAAAGACTCTGATGAGTTTGCACAGTTTGCTGTTGCATTTCCTAAATCATGGAATGCAGGCACAGTAACTTTTCAAGCGTTTTTTACAGCTACTTCAACAGATACAGGTACAAGTGCATATGTTTTACAAGGTGTTGCATTAGCAGATAATGGCGATCTTAACACCGCTTTTGGAACAGCAGTTGGACCAACAGCAAAAGCTATGAGTGGAACATCAAACGATTTAGCAGTTACAGCAGAAAGTGGAGCAGTAACAATCGCAGGATCACCTGGTGACGATGAGTATGTTTTTTTCCAAGTGTCAAGAGATGTATCAGCTGATGACCTAAATGCTGATTCAAGATTATTAGGAATTAAATTATTCTTCACTACTGATTTAGCTAACGACGCATAATAGGAGTTAGAATGTTTGGATACAGATTATTAGGTTTCGGATCTGGAGGAGCACCAAAAGATTACACTATGGAATATGTTCTTGTCGCTGGCGGAGGCGGTGGTGGCACCGACGATGGCGGCGGAGGCGGTGGCGGAGGCTACAGGTCTTCTGTACAAGGAGAAAATTCAGGTCGAGGAGACTCAGCATTATCAGTAATAGAAGCAGTCGAAGGAACTACTTACACAGTAACTGTTGGTGGTGCTGGTGGAGCTGGACAGGGTGATAACATTCGAGGTGGTAACGGTGGAACTACATCTCTTTCAGGATCAGGTATTTCAACTGTTTCATGCACTGGCGGAGGCGGCGGTGGCTCTTGGAACAGAGGAGCTAATAGCGGTGGCTGCGGTGGTGGATCAGGAAGTGGCGGAGGCCGTGGTTCAAGTAATGGTTCAGGTTCGAGTGGTCAAGGTTTTGATGGTTCAGGTGGTGGATCAGGTACTTCTGGAGGCGGCGGTGGCGGCGGTGCATCTACAGGACAATCTGCAACTGGTGGTCATGGAACAGACTCATCTATCACAGGAAGCTCAGTCGGAAGAGGCGGCGGAGGCGGCGGTGGAGCTGGTCAAGGCGGCGGTGGATCAGGTTCAGGTCGTGATGGCGGCGGTAGCGGTTCAACTGGAACTGGTGGCGGCGGAAGTTCTAATACAGGCGGAGGCGGTGGAGGTGTAAAAACTGATAACCGTAGTGCAGGAGCTGGAGGATCAGGAGTTGGAATTTTAAGAGTATTTACAAATGTATATTCAGGAGTTACATCAGGCTCACCTACTGTTACAACAGATGGTGATTACACTATTATGAAATTTACAGGATCAGGGAGTTACACACCATAATGGCACATTTTGCAAAATTAGACAATAATAATATTGTAACTCAAATTGAAGTTGTTAATGACGAAGTTATTACTGATAGCAACGGTAATGAGCAAGAATCATTAGGAGTTGATTTTTTAAGAAATCTTTATAACGAACCAGATGCTGTATGGAAACAAACTTCATACAACACTAGTGGTAATATATACTATACACCTGGAGGAGATTTTGAATCCTCTAATGTAGACCCTGATCAAAGCAAAGCTTTCAGAGGAAACTATGCAAAAATAGAGGGGCACTACGATCCTGCTAATGATGTATTTTATGATGGACAACCACATGCATCTTGGGTTTTAGATACTTCTTCTTGGATTTGGGAGGCACCAAATCCTCCTGGAAAAAAACCACAAGATGGAAAATCATATCTTTGGGACGAAGATGCTTATCAAGCTGATAATTCAACTGGTTGGATTGAAAAGATTAACGACTAGCACTTGTATTATACTTAAAATAGTATAATTTTTACTTAAATTACAGAAATAAAAATGATTATCAATATTTTTTCAATTCCTATATTTATTGGTAATATTAATGCTAGTAAAATTAAATTCATAAAAAAGATAAAGACCGAAGATACTTGGTTATCTAAAACTCCAAGCTCTTATAATGTTGATAATCCTGACTCTATAATAGATAAAAAAACTATAAAATTTATATTGGAAACATTTGCCGATGAATTAACTCAAGTTGTTTCTGGAACGTTTGAGTTAAGATTAAAAAATATTTGGGAAAATAATTATAGGACTGAAGACTACCAAGAACCACACATTCATACAGGTTCAGATTTATCTTTTATAATTTATAAAGATGTTGAAGAATCAAAAACAGTTTTTTTAAACCCAGCTAAAAATATAATAGAGTGTTTTAAAAATATGAGTTCTAGAGCAATTTCTGTTTTTTCTAAAGAAGTCTATAAACCTACATTAAGATCTAATCAATTTGTATTATTTCCTAGTTATTTAGAACATATGGTTGTAAAACCAAATAAGCGTCAGTCTACAATTGCTGGTAATATAAGAATGGTAATAAAATGAAAACAGAACAAGATTTTTTAATGAAGGAAATTTTCAATAATATTAAAAATAATATTATCCATGATAATTTCTTTCCATGGTTCTTAAAAGAAAAGTTAAATGAAAATCAAGAAAATTCAGCTTTAGATAGTTACTTTACACATTCATTTTATTTAAATAATAATATAAATAGTGATAAGTTTAATTTAATTAAACCTTTGATAGACAAACTAAAAGCAAAAGCTTTATTGAGAGTAGTAGCTAATTTTTATTATAGAACAGATAAAATTGTAGAACATCCTATGCATTGTGATTATCAGTTTCCACATAAAGGGGCTTTGCTTTCTTTAAACACTTGTGATGGGTTTACTATTTTAGAAGATGGCACTAGAGTTCCTTCTGTAGAAAACCAACTTCTACATTTAGCTACAGATAAACCCCATGCTAGTACAAGCACTACAAATGCAAAAGGTAGATTTAATATTATAGTTAATTATTTTTAATGACTTTTAAGCACTGTACATTATTTGGTATGCCTGTATTTGAAGATGAAATAAATCCTGAACGTTATAATAAAAAACAGTTAATAAAAGATATTAAATATAACTATAAAATATCTAAACAACGTGGTTCAGGTTTTGGTAAATGGCATGATTCATATGAATGCACAGATGAAAGGTTTAAAAAAATACAAAGCGATGAATTAGTAAAGATATATATTGAAAAACTAAAAGCATTTTGTGTTAACCATCTTAATATCAAAAAAGATTGTGCGATTAACATACAAATTATTAATTACACTTGTAATAAAGAAGATGCTTTTATGACTCCTCATATGCATCTTGGTGCAGATTTTGGTTTGGTACACTATCTTCAAGTCCCTAAAGAATCGTCTCCTATAAGATTTAGTAATCAAAATTCATTTGGTAAATTTTTTAATTTTTTAAGACCAGACTTATACGATCTAGTGGATAGTGATAAATACATTAATTCATGGATGTTTGAATATTTTTCAATCAATCCCTTACCCGACAGTATACTATTATTTCCTGCAGTGATGATGCATGAGGTTCCTTTTCAAAAACAAGTAATGAAAGATGAAAGAATCAGTATTGTTGCTAATGTAAAAATTGAAAAAGTATGATAAAAATATTTGACCATGGTATTGACCAAAATTCTCAATTAGAAATACATAAAGAATTATCTAATTTAAATTATGAACACGGAGAGTCTGATTATGAAGGTGCTGAAATAATTGGGTTGAGTTGTGAGTTAAATAAAAACACTTTAAGTTTTAAAATATTAAATAATATTTTAAAAATGATTAAAGAGTTAGATGGATTAAATTTAGTAAGAACTTATGTAAATAAATTTGAACCTGAAGATAAACCTTTGTTTCATATAGATAGTCTTGATGGAGGAATTACTGCTTTATATTATGCAAATGATAAAGAGGAAAATATAGATGAACTTGGCGGAACTCAATTTTATTTAAAAGACATTGAAGAAATAAAAGAAGTATTAAATATACCTGGTAGAATAATAATTTTTGATGGTGGAATTAGACATAGAGCTACCAGTTTTAGAAATAAAACACGTTATACTATTGCATTTAAATATGAAAAATAAAGCAATAAAACATTTAGTAATTGTTGGTGGTGGTTCTTCTGCCATGCTAGCTGCTGCATATATTAGAGCTCATACTAATTATGATATTACAATGGTTGATAGACCTGACGGTAAACCTATAGGAGTTGGTGAAGCTACTATTTTAAATTTTGAACCATACATGCAAGCATGTGGATTTCCTTATCAAGAATGGTTTGATTATTGCGATGCTACTATTAAAACAGGTATTTTATTTTCTGGTTGGGGTAATAAAAAACATAGTCCTAATTTATGGCATCCATTTATAGAGGGTAGAAGTATGGAAGATTTTTATGATAATGATGAAAGAGGTTATCATATAGATTGTTTAAAATTAGCCAAATACATTGAAGAAAAATTAAAAGATAAAGTTAATTGGGTAAAAGATAATGTAATTAAATTAGACGGAGATACTTTAATTTGTGAAAATAAAAAAATAAAAGCTGACTTATTTATTGATTGTACAGGTTTTAGGTCTATGCTGCAAAAAGAAAAAACAGTTAATCTAAGAGACAGATTAATTTGTGATACTGCAATAGCAGGTCCAGTCGAATATAAAGATGATTCAGAAAGATTACACTACACTACATGTCACGCTGTTTCATGTGGTTGGATTTGGAAAACTCCTGTAAGAAGTAGAATAGGAAGTGGTATTATATTTAATAGATCAATTACAAAACCTAAAGAAGCTAAAAAAATATTTTTAGAACATTGGGATAATAGACCTAAAATAGCCAAAGAAATTAACTGGACTCCATATTATAAAAATACTTTTTGGAAAAATAATGTAGTAAGAATTGGATTAGCTAGTGGATTTATAGAACCTTTAGAAAGCACAGGCTTAGCTTTAGCTATGGAAGGAGCTTATCAATTAGTGGCAACTACTAGAGATAATAATTACAACCAGAATTCTATAGATTTATACAATAGTGTTATTAAACATTTTTATGAAGATGCGATTAATTTTATATCCCTTCATTATAATTTAAATAATAGAAAAGAAAAATTTTGGAAAGATGCTAAAAAATTAGCTATATCAAATGCACAAAAGTATTATGCCAAAATGGATAATCCTAAACAGTACCCTCATTCTAATTATAGTTTTTTTAACCAACCTAATTGGTTGTGTTTATTAGACCAACTTAAATGAAATTTCTAAAACATCTTACAGATGTTTCCTTTGCAACAGATATTCAAAAACAAAAAGAGCTGTGGGACGTAGAAGGAGTATTAAAAATACGTTCTAATCAAAGATTTAAGTTTGATTTACGGCCTTTAATTAATTTTATGAAAAAAGGTTCTACTAAAACTAGGGCCGATAAGATGGTTGTAGATATAAATAATCAATGGATTATAATAGATATTCCAGAATTACATCAATATTTAAAAGAAAATAAAATCAAAAAAGTTCATTTAGAAGATTTGATATCCAATTTAGATTGGAATATAATACTACCAAAAAATTAAAAACCATATATAAGTAGAGATTATGCTACAAAAACTAGGTTTTTTACCAGGATTCAATAAACAAGTTACTGAGACCGGGGCCGAGGGCCAATGGTTTGATGGTGACAATGTTCGTTTTAGATATGGCACACCAGAAAAGATAGGTGGCTGGGAGCAGTTAGGTGAAAATAAACTAACAGGAGCAGCAAGAGCCATTCATCAATTTGAAAATAATAACAGTCTTAAGTATTCTGCCATAGGCACAAACAAAATTTTATATGTTTATGTTGGTGGTCAGTATTATGATATTCATCCTATTCGAACAACTTTAACTGGAGCTAATTTTACAAGCACTGCTTCATCTACGACTGTTACAGTAACATGCACCGGGACTCATGGATTATTAGAAGATGATATTGTTTTATTTGATAGTGTAACAGGATTAAGCGGATCTACATTTACCAACGCAACTTTTGAAGATGTAAAATTTATGGTTGCTTCAGTTCCAAGTGCAACTACATTTACAATTACTATGAACACTGCAGAGGCAGGAACTCCTGTAACAAATGGTGGGTCAGCTTCTGTTTTATGTTATTACAATGTCGGTCCCTCTCAACAACTAGGTGGTTTTGGATGGGGAGCAGGTAACTGGAGCGGTCAAACCAGTGGAGCAGCAACTACTACTCTTGCTACAGCGTTAACTGATACCACTACTACAAACATAGTTTTAACCAGCACTTCAGCTTTTCCATCATCGGGAGAAATTAGAATTGATAATGAAGATATAAGTTACACATCGAATGACACCGGCACCAACACTTTAAGTGGAGGGGCAAGAGGAGTTAATGGAACGACCGCAGCTACACATACTTTAGGTACTACGGTTACAGATATTTCTGAATTCGTTGCATGGGGAGAATCTTCAACAGCTCAAGACTTTACTATTGACCCTGGATTATGGATTTTAGATAACTACGGTCAAAAACTAATAGCACTTATTTACAATGGTCCTTGTTTTGAATGGGATGGAGCTCCAACAAATGCTGTTAACGTCAGAGCAACTCTTTTACCTAACGCACCTACGGCGTCGCGACATGTTTTAGTATCTACACCAGATAGACACTTAGTATTTTTTGGCACAGAAACAACAGTAGGTAATAGTGCTACTCAAGACGATATGTTTATTAGATTCTCTGACCAAGAAAGTATTGATGAAGCAGACTCTTATACTGTAACTGCAAACAATACCGCAGGTACACAGAGACTGGCCGATGGATCAAGAATTATGGGAGCTATTAAAGGTAGGGACGCTATTTATATTTGGACTGATACAGCATTATTTTTAATGCAGTTTGTTGGTGCGCCTTTTACTTTTTCTTTTCAACAAGTAGGTACAAACTGTGGACTCATAGGTAAGAATGCTTGTGTAGAAGTAGATGGTAAAGCTTATTGGATGTCAGAAAATGGTTTCTTTACTTATGATGGACAATTAAAATCATTACCTTGTCTAGTAGAAGATTTTGTATATGACGATATTAATACTACAGCAAGAGATTTAATAAACTGTGGTTTAAATAATTTATTTGGAGAAATTAATTGGTTTTATTGTACTTCTGCATCTAACATAATTAATAAAGTAGTTACATATAACTATCTAGACTCGAATGCTAATAGACCTATTTGGACAACTGGCACATTAGCAAGAACAGCGTGGGAAGATTCTGCCTTGTTTGGTAAACCACATGCAACTTTTTATGATTCATCTAGCAATAGTTCTTATGATGTTGTTGGTAATACCGATGGCTGTACAACATACTATGAGCATGAAACAGGGACCGATCAAGTGGACGCCGGCGGAGCTGTTACAGCTATAATAGCAAACATAGCTTCTGGTGATTTTGATATTACACAACGTAGAAGCAGCACAGGACAGACAGTAGGTATGCCAGATTTAAGAGGAGACGGAGAATTCATAATGAGGATAAGCAGATTTATACCAGATTTTATAGATCAAACAGGGACAACAGCTATTAAATTTAAAACAAGATTGTATCCAAATAGCACACAAGTTACCAATAGTTTTAATTGTACTTCCTCTACAACAAAAAAAGATGTAAGAGTAAGAGCACGACAAATTGCATTAGAAGTTGCAAATACAGGTGCAAATGAAGACTGGAAGTTAGGAACTTTTAGATTAGATATATCACCAGGAGGAAGAAGATAATGGCTACTGACCAAGAGATACGAGACGCAGGTTTTAAATATATTCCAGAACAACAGTATTTAAAATACCCTTTTCAATTACCTCAAAATCAAGAACCTGTAACTGATTCAGGTATTGTAAATACTAATGCTTTTATGAATAGTGGCGGTGGCGGCGGTGGCAGTTATTATCCAGGTTCTCCAAGTGATTTAGTTGGAAATTTTCAATCAATTGTAGAGGCTAGACAAGAAAGACTTAATAATCCTTCTGATACTTTTTTAGGTTTTAATACTATGAAAGATCAACAATTAACCGGAGCAGACGCAGGAGAATATATTGGATCTGGCATGAAGATTCCTCAAGAGATGACTATGATGGGTAAAGTACAAGATTTTGTAACACCACAATCAGCTAGAGATATTTTAGAATCAGGATACGATAAACCATATGGTTCAGGAGGTCCTGGAATATTGGGAGCAATTTTAGGTAGGATGGATAACTATCATAACTTATCTAGACCTGATCAAGCATTCATTGCACAAAATATGGGTTACACTGGTCCAACAGTATTTGGTGAAAATACAGGTAATCAAGATCCATTTGGTTTAAATGTTAGATCTGGTTTTGGTAATTATGCAGAAAGAGTTGGTGTAGAGGCAGAAAAACTTGGTGATATTTTAGGTAAAGATCTTGCAGAAAAATATGGTGCAACATTTAATCCTGAAACAGGGTTGTTCGAAAATGATGATGATGAAGAGGCGGCGGCTAAAGCAAATCAAATGACTAAAATGTTGAGACAAAAATTTGGTTTCTACACAAATAAAAATTTAGAGTATGCTGACTTAATTAACAAGAATGCTGAACTCCAGGGTCAACAAGACAAAGACATTGTGAAGGATCTCGGTATTACTGCAGATGATGCGTTTAGTACAACTACACAAGGTGGTGGAGGCGGTATCGCTGATGCTGGATATGGTCCAGGTGGTGGATTAGATGCATCTAAAATGGGAGGTGGTTCACAACAAGCTAAATCAGGTGGTCAAAAAGCTGGAGGAACCGATAGAACTGACGGCGGCTGGGGACTTGCTAAGGGAGGACTAGTAAGTTTATTATAATGGCAAAAATTGTAAATTCATTAACCAAAGCTAATCGTGAATATAGTCAAGAAAATTTACAATCTTTAGTTAGAGATTTAGATTCAGTAATAACAAAATTAAATACTTCATTTCAAGAAGAAATTAAACAGGAGATAGAAGCTAAAAGTTTCTTTTTAGAATAATGACAGTATCTAACATATATAAATTTTTTGGAGTAGATAATATAACATCTACTGCAGCACAGACTATATTTGGAACTTCTACTGTAGAAGGGGTTTCAAAACAAAACCCGTTGATAAATGAAACATATATTGTTAAATCTATTAAAGTCACTTCTGCAGGCACACCGACCGTGACTGTTGCAAATAATGATATTACAACAATTAAAACAGCAGCTTTAACAGCCAACGTGACACAAGAATTATTAACTCAACCGTTAATAGTAGAGGGTGATACTACCCTAAAAATAACATCTAGCACTGCCGATTCGTTCGATATTGCTATTAGTTATCTAAATATCAAAAAGGAGAGATTAGATTAATGGAAATAAAAGAAGCTAAAGTAGAGACTACGTATAGACACAAGCAAACAGGCGAGCTTTTTAAGGAAAGAAAAGACTGGGAAGCCAAGGGATATAAGAATGAAGACATGGCACAGGACGTAAATGTTATCATGCCGCCTCTTGATTTACTGAGCAAAACCAAGTAAACATAAGAATTAAGGTAAAAATATGGCTATATCTAGAATGCAACAACCACAACAAATGCAAGGTGGATTAGGTTCCCTACAAGACCCTAGACAAGGTTATTTCTTAGGTAAACTTGTAAAGAAAGCTGGTCGTGCTGTAAAGAAAGTTGTTAAAAGTCCTATAGGTAAACTAGCTTTATTAGGTGCTGGAGCATATGGTTTAGGTGCTTTAGGTGCTGCAGGAAAAGGTAAGTTTTTATCACAGTTAGCAGGTGGTGGAATGAAAAACTTTGGATTAAAAAATATCATGGGTGGTGCCGGTAAATTGTTCTTAGGTTCTGACGGTGGTATTTTTGGTGGAGGCGGTGGTCTCTTTGGAAAAGCCGGAGAATTTTCTGGTAAGAGAGCGTTTCTTACTGGTGGTGCAGCTTTAACAGCTTTACCATTTTTAATGAGTGGTGGTGATGAAGAAGTAGAAGAAGATGTAGAAGTTATGGACCCAAGGTTTCAAGTTCAACGTGCTAAAAATTTTTATAGTGGTAAAGGTGATGCAGGTGCTGGTTTAGATTTTATGCCAAAAAAAGAATATGTAATGCAAAATTTTTATGCAGCTGACGGTGGTCGTGCAGGTTATGCTGATGGCTTGATGGTTGAAGAAGACGACGAAGAAGAATTTATAAGAACTGGTGCTGGTCAAAGAATAAGACCACCAAAAACATTTTTAAATATGGGTGGCAACGCAGGTCAAGCTCAAGCAGAACAAATGCTTATGATGGAATATGTTAAATACAAAAACAAAGGTGGAAATTTATCTTTTGAACAATTTGTAAAAGCAGTAATGCAAGCACCAGAAGGTGCAGGTATGGAACAACCAGAAGCAGTTCAAATGGCAGCTGATGGTGGTAGAATAGGTTTACTAGCCGGTG